CCCAACGCTTGCCTTATTACTGGCTCGAAACAACATTGCCCTCTGAAGAACTCGAATCTCGACCTGCTGTAAAAGAAGCATGGGAACGATTCCAAATTATTGCTGGATTGAGTTCAAGCCAACCTGTTTTGAAAGATAACTTTTAATATGTTTGATTTCTTTAAAAGAGAACCAATAAAGCGTCCACCGGCGACAACGTGGACAGAGTCTGAACCAGAATTGCCAAAGCAAAAAGATTATGTGACTGTTGGTCGTGTTGACGACGATATCATTATTAAATTACATTATGGCAATGGAATGACCACTACATTGACTATGGATCCTGGTGGCGTAGAATCACTGATCAAACAGTTGGCTGTAAACATTGATAACGAATATCGTATAGAAATTATTCCAAAATACGAGGAAGATAGTGAATGACATTAGGTCCCATCAGGCTAGGACCTCCGCTACTATACGAAGGTACTTACAAATTTGATAAGGCAGCACTACTTAAAAAGTGTGAAGAAATTGCTGAAAATACTCCAGGCTTTTCTAATATAATGCAAAATATCGAAATTGGAGATGCTGGAACATCTGCGGCAGGACAATTTCAAGGTTCAACTAAGGAATTAGTCAAACAAGATGGACAACCACACACTTGGCCAGAACTGGCAGGATTTGTAAAATGGATGATTGCTCAAGTCCCGCAAATTGTAAAAGATTGGGAAATTCCCGCAGAAGGTATAGTTATTACTAACAGTTGGGTAAATCGGCATCGAAAAGGCGGGTGGACTAACTGGCACATTCATCATGGTGCTAAATTGTGTTTGGCTGCTTATATACAAGCATCAAATAATAGTGGGCATTTATTAATGGTTGATCCTTTGGAGAATCATTGGGCAGGGTTTCCAAATGATGCTCGAAGAGTTAACCAAAACGGCGGATATAGACTGCCAGTATCAGATAACAAAGTTTATTTCTTTGCGCCATTTTTAAGACATGGTACTGAACCAAATTATTCAGATCAAGATAGATGGGTGCTAAGTATGAACTTAGACATCAAAACAAAAGTATAAATTATTTTAAAAGGAAGAGTGATATGTTAGTACCAATGGTAATTGAAAAGACGGGTCAAGGTGAGCGGGCATTTGATATTTTTAGTCGTTTGCTTAATGAACGAATTGTGTTTTTAAATGGACCAGTTGATGACCATAGTGCCAATCTTGTTGTAGCACAGTTACTACATTTGGAAAGCGCAGATAGTGAAAAGGATATTCATTTGTATATTAACAGTCCAGGTGGTTTAGTCACTGCTGGACTAAGCATTTATGATGTTATGCAGTTTATCAAACCCGATGTTGCTACTTATGTTATGGGGCAGGCTGCGTCAATGGGGTCATTCCTTGCCAACGCAGGTGCTGCCGGTAAGCGTTATGTCTTGCCCGAAAGCCGCACAATGATTCACCGTGTTAGTTCAGGCACTCCGGGTACAGGCGGCAGTGTTCATGTTCAAGAACTACAGTTTGAAGATGCTAAACGCACCTACGAAGAAAGCCAACGCATTAACAAGCGTTTAACCGAATTGTATGTTCGTCATAATACCGCAGGTAAAACTTATGATGATTTGTTTGCCACAATGAAGTTTGACACATTCTTGTCGGCACAAGAAGCTGTTGAATTTGGCCTAGCTGACAAAGTTGTGGAAAGTCGATAACTGGTAACAAAATTGACCTGATATCCCATGTAAATACTTTACAATATCAGGTCAATTTTATGGAAAGAAAAATACAAACACATTCAGAAGTAATAAGGAAAATAGATAAACAACGACGTCTTTGGCTCATTTTAAGCGCATTTGTGTTTTTTACAGTGGGATATATTATATATGCATGGCATTGTGTTCATAATACTACATTAGAATGGACAATTGGCAGTTTGGCAATGGTTGTCGGTGTGACATGGTGGTACTGGACCATGAGAACTATTAACACATTGCTACATCATAGAATGGAAGAAGTTAAAATGATTGAGGATGTCTTTACTGATCTAAAAGATGTGTTCAAGGAAATTAAAGAACTTAAATAGTTCAACCGGCCTTCGGCGTTCATCCCGGTATACAAACTCTGCCGCCTATGCTATTATTAACATAGGAGAAAAATAATGCAACCAGTCGTATACAAATATACATCAACAAAAGAATATGTAGATGCTTTTCCCTGCGCCTATCGTCAGTGGCGTGCGGATAGTCACTGTAATACTATTCACGGATATTCGTTTAGTATGAAGTTCTACTTTGGTACTAATGATTTAGATGCTCGCAATTGGGCCGCTGACTATGGTGGATTAAAAGAATTGAAAAAGATTCTTGAGGATCAGTTTGATCATACCCTTCTGGTCAGTTCCGATGATCCCCATCTTGAAGTATATAAACTACTACAAGAAAAGAAAATGGCCAAACTTACAATTTTGCCTAAACTTGGCTGCGAGGGGTTGGCCGATATGTTATACAAATATATCAATGCCGTATATATTCCCGATATGTGGGGACCAGGCGAAGCAAGTCGTCTATGGTGCTATCGTGTAGAAGTTCGTGAGACACAGGCTAATATGGCATTCCGTGAAGGTCATAGAGAGTGGAACGAGGACTTGTTCGCTTAATGTATGGACTTGGCACGATTACTGGCCCGCTTGGTAGCAGGCATTATCAGCGTAGTAGATGCTAGTAATTTGCGTAATCGTGTCTACACCATAGAAAACGAACACGAACTCATGTGGACTGCCTTAGACGATATTGCTCGTATGTATAAAGATCACCCCAGCGGTGCTATGGCAGAACGTACATTAAAAGAAATAAAAAAGAAATATGGTAGGTAAACTTTGGAGGCTATGGGCCAAGGCTCTAGGCGAAAAAGCAGGCAGTACAGACAAAGAATCTGATCGTATTGCTTGCGTTCGTACCATAATTGTGTTATCATATATTGTAACTAACTGCGTTATTGTGGCAGGAGTTATACGTCATTGGAATCAATAAAATGAAAATAGGATTTAATTGTAGCAGTTTTGACTTGTTACATGCCGGGCATGTTACCATGCTCAAAATGGAAAAACAACTTTGTGATTATTTGATTGTGGCTTTACAAATTGATCCAACAATTGATCGTCCTGGTATTAAAAATAAACCTGTACAAAGTGCCTATGAACGATATGTTCAATTACAGGCTTGTAAGTATGTAGATGAAATCCTTGTCTATGAAACCGAATACGATTTGTTACAGTTGTTACAAACTCAAACCATTCACATTCGTTTCCTAAGTGAAGAATACCTCAATAGAGATTTTACAGGCAAGCAGTGGTGTATGAACAATGGTATTGAATTACACTATCATAAACGACAACACAATTATAGTTCCAGCGAATTGCGAGCAAGAACTGCTAAACTGGAAAATGCCAAAGACAAAGATGCTGACAAAGCACTGCCACAATATAGTCCAGATTTAATTAAGGAACCAAAATGATCGCTCTTATCGGCCACGGCTATGTAGCCAAACACATTGCCTGTGAATTAGAAGGACAGGGATTGGAATATGTTTGGATCACACATAATGACGACATCCCACAATGCGAAGTTATTATCAATGCCGCAGGCTATACAGGATCACCAAATGTCGATGCTTGTGAAACACATAAACAAGAAACCATCAATGGTAATGTAATTTGGCCTGTACAACTTGAAATAGAAAATCCCAACAAACCTATTGTTCATATTAGTAGTGGTTGTGTATATTCAGGATATGATAAGGCCTATACTGAGCAAGACGAACCTAATTTCAATTTTGGCAATGGAAGTTTTTACAGTGGTTCAAAAGCATTAGGACAAAAGATGCTGGAACCATTTATGACCAAGAGTTATTTGTTGCGTATCCGTATGCCTTTTGGCGATTACGATGATCCAAAGAACTTTTTGACCAAAATGAAACGCTATGACAAACTGATTAGTTATGATAACAGTTTGAGTTATATGCCCGACGTTGCTCGATTTGCTGTGGCATGTGCTACACAGAATATTCCTAAAGGCATTTATAATGTATGTAATCCCGGTCATAGTAACGCAAAAGAAATTATTGATATGATGGGTATTACCAAAGAGTTCTTTACTGAAGAAGAATTTAAAAAAGCCACAGTGGCTGGACGCAGTAATTGCGTCTTGGGTACAGATAAATTACAATCTGTCTTTCCTATACAGGATGTTAAGACGGCACTACAAACAGCAATTAGTAAATTATGAAAAAAGTATTAGTAACCGGCGGTGCTGGATTTCTTGGTTCACACCTATGCGACAGATTGGTAAAACAAGGACATCATGTTCTGTGTGTTGACAACTATTTTACAGGTAGTAAAAAGAACATTGAACATCTACTTAAATTTCCAAACTTTGAAGTTATTCGACAAGACATTTGTATTCCGCTTTATGTTGAAGTAG